TGCCAGAACGCTCCAGTGGTGCGTGTCTAGTCGTTAACACTCAATTCTCCTGTTAAGGATATCAATGTCATGCCCATAGGCTGTTCTTGTTTGATTGTGATGGAAGAATCATCTTCCTTCCAGCCTAAATTAGTAATATCAAATTGTCCAGTAAATACAGGGGGTGCTGAGTCCATAGGATCACCGCCACTCCTAAACACCAATTGTTTACCGTTTACTGAAATCCCTAGAGTTTGGTAGAGATTCAAGATAATACGATTCCAACCCTTTTTCTTACCAAAACTAGAACCGTCTGGTTGTGGTAACTCTGGGGCTAATGTAACAATCTCAGTGGTATATGCCAACCCGACTGACGCTGTGCTTACCGTACCAGATAAAGTAATTGAACCACCAGATACAGTTTGATTAGGAAAGACAGCCCCATCTCCTACGACTTGTACCGTTTGCCCCTCTAAATGGCCTAACCCAGACAAGGTATCTGTAGCACTACCTGAATATTCCAAACCAGAATCTACATAGATACTGTCGTTAAGATACTCAATAGTTCTTACTGTAGCACCAGCAATTGTGCGCTTGATACTTGCCCATAACTCATCAGATTTACCATCGGCTGAGGGTATAACTGCTACACTCTCTACGGCAACATCAGTTCCACCGATAGGGTGCTGATGCCAAGCGACCACCTGCTGATCTCGTTGGTAAGTAAGCCCAAGCAGTACCCCATCATCTCTAACAGCCCATACAACTGAATCTGGCTCTTGTTGGTATGCCATATGGGTAATGCCGTCTCCCGTAATATCTTCGGCTAAAATCGTCAAATCAGGAGCTACAAAACCCTCTACGTTCAAGTCAAAGATCATTTGCCTTAATTTTTTAGTAGCCCGTTGGTTAAAGATAACCGCACGTCCTGAAGTAATAGGGGTTACTGTGCTAGACCCATATTTCGTTTCCTGCACTACTCGCACATTAGATGGGGTGACAGGATTACCGCTACCATGCAGTTTGAATTCCCCACCTACAGTGCCGATCAATAGAACGTCTGAAGCCTTCAACCATCGGATTACATTTACATCATCTGTAGCTAGAGTGAATGCAATAGATTCATCGTCTAATCCAGTACCCTGATCCATATTCAGAAAATCACCAGATTTACTAGCCCAGATTGTTTGTGGTTTGTTATCTGTACCTGCCCAATACAGCCGTTCCTCAAAGAATGTTACACAGCGAGGATAATCTCCTGCACCGGCAACAAAGTCAGAAGGGGCTGAGGTAAAGGAAAGAGTCGCAAGCGTCCAAGCAACATCACTGGTGCGTGTCAACTTACGTGGGGCGTGACTAGGGTGAGCGATATAGAGAGTATCGGCTGATTGAGCAAAGTACAAGTCAAAGAGTTGAGCCGTAGTAAATGGTGTTACTATTTCTACAGGGGCACCATCTGTCTGTATCTGTCCATTATCCTTGTAAACCCTGATATACAGATTACCAAATTCTAAAATATAAGCCTGAGTCACACTGAACTCAAAGCGTACTAATCGTATCTTTTCATCTTGTGTAGCTACCTTAACACTCACCGTATCTAAGGTATGCGTTGCTCCAGTAGTATGCTTGAATCCTATAAAAGTAGATGTGCTTAATGCTATAAATTCTATAGTATGAGTGCCAACCGCATAAGATGTGGAGGCTAGTATATCTACCCCTTCGGTAGTTGTGCCAATTTGTAAATTAATGGCTCCAGTACCGATAATAAAACTCATCACATATCGCCTACCAGCTACCGTAGTAATCTGATCTTCTGCCCAACCATAGTTGTTTGCATCAACTGATACAATATTCATTAGGTTGGTAGCGTGTGCGATTGAACTGCCTGAGCCTACACTTTTATCAGTCCAGCCAGTAATATTAGAAGCAAATGTTCCATTCGCAACTAATTCAGAACCACTAGCTGTACCCTTAGCCTCAGCTACATAGTTAAAACCACCTCTTCTAACCACACCACCATGAGGTAGGCTGTAGGCATTTTTCTGGGTTTTCAGGCCATTGTTGTACTTATTAACGTCAACACGACCATGCAACCTAGCTGATAATTGCCCAGCCGTAAAATTTGTTTGAATAGGCCATACTTTTGCCATTTAGCGGAACCTTACGTCAGTCAGTGTGTCGGTAGCAATAATTTCTGGAGTGCCTTCTTGCGAGTCAATAGTCCTTGCATCACGCACTACAGCATCATACAGTTGAGCCATTTGTTGCATAATAGTTGTAGAACGTGCAACAGGGTATGCTAATTTCCAAGCCATGCGAAATACTAAGGCTTGATACAGTAGCGCATCAAATTGCGTGGCATCTTCTAGTCTCTTAATATAAGTAATATCTACTGCAGATTCTTCAGTAAGAATCTCACGACCCTGTATTTCAAAGTCTAAATGTATATCCCCAGTTACAGTACGTACATCAAGTACACGTAGACAATACGGGTCAGTAGGCAAGGTAAATTTGTATTGCCAATCAATAATTGGAGTTTCAACCAGTGAGGCTAGATTAGCAGTTGTGATCGCACAACCCCATCTATGACTGCGAAGCAAAGCATCACGCTCACTGTCGTAAAAACGATTCACCAGCACTGCGTTAGAATCGTTATCAGAAAAACTGGTTATTGTGTTTGCCCCTAAAAGCAACAACGCTTCATTCGCTAAATCTACTTTAGAACCCATCTGCTACTCCGCAAACATTAACCGTTTAATAACACGTATCATGCCAGTTGGCACTTTAATTCTTTCGCCTACCGTAGACCCCGGTGGGACATCCCCTTGAAGGATAAATATCTTAGCTTGTGGGCTACTCCGCACAAACCAACCCATGAACCGTACTCTAGGCGAGTCTTCTAAAAATTCTGTTGTATCGTCCTCTGACCAATCATTACGTATCATTGTATCATCCCACTCTACGTAATACATGGCTCCTTTTTTTAATCTCATATCAGCCCTAAAAGCAGGGTGACACCCGAAGATGCCACCCTACAGGTTTAGTTAGGATCAGCGTACATTACGTGAAAATCAAATGTATCTGCTTCTACAGTAGTACCAGCACCCAACGCAAACGTTAGGATTAGTTCTCCAGTAGTCACATAACCAGTATCATGCGTTCCGCTTTCGTGGAAGTTAGTTACTGTCCTAGCTGAATCTGCTGCAACCGCACTGATAAAAGCATCAGCATCTATTGCAACAGCAGCCCCAGTACTCTGGGTGGTATGTGCTGCGTACCCTACGTTCACAGTAGCCGAAGACTCGAGATCACTAATAATGACCATTGACTGTGGAAGAATACGCACCCCAGCAGGAATCGTCATAACTTGAACGACATCAGAAGAACTGAGGGCCTCCCCAGTAAATCTTGAATATCGGTAGGTTATGCCATTCCAAGTAGTAGGAGCATTTTTTGCACCTGTCCCTGCCGTGGCAGAGGTGTACTCTGTACTTTTATAAGTAGCCATTTATACACCTCCTTTAGGAATCAGTACAAGCAATCTCTACGACCTTTTCATCTTCAATGCGAACCGCACCGAGACACATTTGGGCATAGACTTGCGTACTATAGTTTTTATCTGAACGTTCCGTAATTTCGGTTTTAACGTCCATACCTAGACTCAAACCAACTCCATCGTGAATCCAAGCGATACACTGGGTGTCACCATTAGAGTCGGTTGTTAAACGCTCAGAGCGAATGAATTTGAAACCTAAGAAGGTATCAATCTCACCAGCTACTAGAGCTTTTACTGTGTTGTAATCTGAGCTTTGAATTTCTGAGTCTCCAAGGAGATCATAAAATTGGTTGCTCTTCATTACAATACATCGTGGCAGATCAGGGTCAACATCTGAAGAATCTAAAATTTGTTTAGCTTCTCGCAGTTTTGTAATGTTCATATCGGTTGTACCCGATACTGCAACTTTCTGTGCAGCAGGTAGTGCTACATTAGAAGATGAATCGTTTTCATCCACACTGACAGCATTGCCCAACATTGCGCTGATAAGCACATCATCCATTGTTCTACCCATAGCCCATACTCCAGCTTTCATATATTCGCTGGTAGGATCAGCAAGCATTCGGACTTTATCGGCTTTATCAACTAAATCAGCCCAGTTGTAGTCTTCCATGCTTACTCTCCTGCGAGAGTGAGGGGTAGAGATCAGTGGGGTATCACTATGACGGCTTGTAATTTTTTGCGCAGATGTACTGCCCAAGCGGTCAAAGTGATCGTACTTGCCTTGTATATCCGAATTAACTCGAACATACTCACGCAAACGTGAACCCTTTTGCTGTACCAAGTGGATAAAGCTGTCCCGAAACTTCTGGGCAAACGCCTTATTTACTTCAGTACTCATAATAGACCTCTTTCAAAAAGAGATTAAAAGGAAAAGAGTTATCTACACTATGTAGGCTCTATTTGCGTGAAGATTTGGTTGTCTTTTTCAAGGCCGTTTTCTTCACAATCTTGGGCTTCTGTGCAATAACCTTAATGCGTGAAGCACCGGGGCATACACTATAAAATGTCTCGGCAGAAGTTTGCTGATCGTAATAAGTGCAGTACCCATATCGTTCTGGGGTGGATTTACTACCTACAGTGCGCTCTCTGTATGTAAATTGCCCACAATCAGAACATTTGATATTTTCTTTAATCATACTACTCTTCCGCATAGACTACATCGTACAAATGATCTCTATACGACAAAGCCTCTAAATGCTTAGGATGAGTGTTATCAAATAACGCTTCATTATACTTATGCGTCTTATCTTTCATCATAGCACCGATCTCTAGTTTAGCAGAATCAGAATCAATTGAACTTGAATCTTTGCCAGAACCAGCCATCGCCGGTTCGTTAAAAGCAGAACCGATACGGTGCAGGAACTTAATCATTGCTACGTTATTCGTTACGCCTGTGTCATTTACAAACTGCTTTAAATCATCATCAGCAAACCTGTTAAACGCCCTACGTGATACAGCTAAATTTTGAGCGTACTCGTTTGGCCCCCACTCTTTTTTTAATGCTGTTTCAGCATCTAGTTTTGCTTGTTGCATAGATGCTTCTACATTAACGTGACCATCCACTTCCATTTTGTGATAAAAGTCAATCGCAGCCTGCGCCTGTTTATTAGTTAAACCTGACTCATGTGCTTGGTCTAAGAATGCTTTAATTCTGTTCTGATCATAGTTAGTGTCAGGAATATTCAATTCATACTTGTCTGCTGCCTCTGGCCTACCAATTTGATTATAGAAATTATTGAAGTCTTCTGCTGTAGCGTCTTCCCCCGGCAACTTAACCCTAGAACCAACCATTTTTTGTAGCTCTAAATACGAATTGCCTAAAGCACCTACATCTTTAAATTTAGATAACGTATCATTGCCTTGCAAATCTTCTGGCAAATGCTGTGACTGCCAGTTATCCTCTGTAACCTCCGGTGTCGTATCAATGAGGTTATCGCTTATAACGGCCTCTGTTTGCTCTGACATTGTTGCTCCTTTAATTGATCGCAAGCTATTTTAGCTTTAGCGAAATATTCTTGTTTGGTCATAGTCTTACTATGTACCTCATTAAACATCTTTCTTGTATCACACACAAAAGGGCGAGAATTATAAATTGAACACTTATTATCCTCTGTAATGTCTGGGCAACCGATTGCCCTGCAACACGCTCCACACTGGTCGCAATCAAAATCCCACTCTTTAGAGTTG